AGGGGGGTGCTGTCCCGCCAGCCTCTCCGCTCTCGCACCCATTCCATCCGAGGAACCCACCCATGACACCCCATGCCGAAGCACTCGGCAGGGCGCGCACGGCTGCGGATTTCGCAGCCGTCATCGCTCTGCTCGACGCCGATCTCAGCCAAGCCGTCGCAAGCCGCCAGGATCTCAAGCAAGCGGAAGACCGCGCCATTCTCGGCGATGGCGATCTCGCCGCCGCGCGCGCCGCGCTCGATGACTGCAGCGACAGGATCGCGTTGCTGGAACGAACAATCGCCGCCGCCGGCAGCCGCCAAGCCGCGGCTGCGGAGAGCGAGGCCCGCTCGGACATCGAGGCGCTTGCCGAGGAGATCGAAGGCAAGGCAGCGCTTCTCGGTTCTCGCTGGCGCGCTGTTCGCCGCCTGGTCGAGGAACTGCGCGAGGAGCTGTTCGAGGCCGATGCGCTGTCGCGCGCCATCGCCACCGCCAACGGCCTGTTCGACGCCGCCGGCATGCCGCGGCTGAAGGTGAGCCTCGCCGCCACCCGCCGCGCCGGCACGGCCGGCCCGCGCGCGGCCGCACCCGCGCGCCTCAGCCGCGCCGGCCTCGCGGCCGACCGGCAGCTTCTTTCCCTCATCGGTACCGGCGGCGCGCTCGACCCGCGCCCGGCGCTCCGCGCCCCCATTGCGGGCGCAACCAAGAAACGCAAGACCCGGCGAGGCTGAACCATGTGCACGTTGGCTCTTCTTGGACTGGCAGGCACGGCCGTGTCGGTCGGCGGCGCCCTGATGCAGGGTGCCCAGCAGCAGCAATTGGCCAACTACCAGGCCAAAGCCTACGAGCAGCAGGCGCAGGCAGAAGCCCAAAGCGCCGCCTTCGAGCAGCGACAGGAACGCCGCAAGCAGGATCTGCTCGAAGCCCAGGCGCGCGCCCAGGCCGGCACTTCCGGAGTCGGTATTGCCGGCTCGCCCACGGAGGTGCTGGCGGCGAACGCCCGGCAGGGTCAGGTCGACCTCGATGCGATCCAGTACGGCTCGAAGATACGCCAGAACAACCTCTACACGCAGGCCGCCATCTCACGTTTCCAGGGCAAGCAGGCGATGACAGCCTCGATCTTCAAGGCCGGCGACAGCCTCATCGGTGGTCTGTCCGGCCTCTACGATCCGGCCAGGTCCGTGGCCTTTGGCGGGTCGTCGCTCTCGCCCCGGGCGAGCCGGGCCATCATCGGCGGCTACACGGGGCTCTACTGAGATGGTCCATATCATCCCTTTGTTTGTCGGCGAGCGCCGGCTCGATACCGGCAACGCTGTGCAATATCCGGACTCCTCGCCGGTCGGCGAGGCGATGCAGCAGCTCGGCGACCGGTGGCAGGCCGCGGCCGAGCGTTACGAGCAGCGCAAGGCGCAGCAGCAGGCCTTCGACACCGAGATCGCCGCGCGCCGGCTGAATGGCGAGCTCGCCCAGGCCGAGGCCGATGCCGTGGCCAATTCGCCCGCCGACGGCGCCGGCCTGCACCAAGCCATGTATGGCCAGGTCGATCCATACACCGGCCAGGTGGTGAAGACCGGCCTGTTCGACACGCTGTTCGGCAATTTCCTGAAGCAGGTGCCGCCCGAACTGTGCGCCGGCCTTGCCGCGCGCAAGGAGGCGCTTCGCGCTGTAGGTGGTCGGCGCATGGCGGCGCAGCAAAATCAGCGGCGCAAGCAATATGAGCAGGACCAGGTTGCGGAGGTCCACACCGCCGAGCTCAGCAACGTCGCGCGAAGCGACCCGAATGACACCTCCGCTTTCGACGCCTCTCGGCAGGTCGGCCTCGACCTCCTCGCCAAGATGGACCTCGACCCGCGGATCAGGCTACAGGCCGAAGCCGCGTGGCGAGCGAGCGCAGCGAAGGAGCGGATGCAGGCGCTGATCGCGCAGGACCCGCGCCGCGCAGCCGAGATACTGAGCGCCGGCCCGGGGGCGAGCGACGGCATGGGCGAGACGGTGAGAGCGCAGCTTGGTGCCGGCGCAGAGGCGGGGCGAGCGGCTGTGAAAGGTGATCGCATCAAGAAGTCGCCTGATCTCATGGTGGCGCAGGCATTTGACGAGAGACCTCCCGAAGCCAATCCGAAGGTGGACGCTGCTGGCCCCCATCCCTTCGTTGCCGGTACGACGAACGATCAAATCGACGAGCTGTATCGTCGGGCTAGCGTTGCGAGTACGGCGAGCATGATGAACGTGCGTGCGGTCTTCGAGCAAGCGAAGCTAAACGCTCCCAGAGAGCTGATGTACTGGGGCACCTACTCCGGCGAAATCCCCAATCCTGGCGATATTGAGAATCTCTATTCCGTCGAGGAGGGCGGTAAGCAGATTTCCACCTTCGTTCGAAACCTCAAGGTTGGCCGCGCCGCATTCGAGTTGTTGGCTCTTCCGAACGACGCTCTTGAGGCGATTGCGTCGGATGCTCAACCGGATGGGAATGGTGACCCTCCCCAACAGGATGCCCAAGAAAGCATTGCTGCATCAGCGGCAAAGCAGGTCTTGCAGGAAAGGCGCGATCCCGCTCGATTCGTCTTCATGATTGATCCAGCCACAGCTGACGCTTGGAATGCATGGCCTGGCACCACCAGCAGTGGTGACGAGGCGCTTCAACGAGCGATAGCATTGTCGGTGGCCGGACAGAAGCAACTCGGCGTGAAAGACATTCAACCGTTCCCGCAACAGGTCCTAAGATACATCAACAGAAGACTAACAGATCCCAATGTCTCGAAGGCAGATAAAGATGCACTTATGGGACAGCTGGCTGATGCAACAAGCGATCCGGCCATTCGAGCAGCAATGTTCCGGCAACTCTACCGTTTCGGCATGGCCCGACTGGTTCATAACACCGCGATGGAACTCCAAATGACACCAGCCGAAGCGCATGCAGCGGAGTTGGAGCAAGCCGCGAAGGTGGGCCTTCTGCCAAAGGGGGAGCTTTGGGAATACAATCCCACGCTACGCGAGAAGGCCGGGGCCCTAGTTGCCGGTGACGGTCGACCCTACGGTTTGCGGGCCGATATCGCGCGAGCGCTTGTGGGGTCCGCCGGGCTTGGCAACGAAGGCATCTCGGTTGCCGACCTCACACCTTTCTTGGGAGGGGTCCTGTCTTCACAAGAGGCTTGGCGGGCCCTCGAAGCAGGCCAATACCAGGAAGCGGCGCTGGATGCCTTGGGTGTGGTTCCGACAGCCGGTCTTGGCGGCAGGGTCGGCAAGAAGGTAGCTGGTGACGTCGCCGAGGGCATTCTGGGCAAAACTGCGAAGGAAGCAGCCTCGCTTGCAAAACCCACAGAAGAGTTTGCGAGTAGAAGCGCAAGCATCTATGATCCACAAGCCAAGTCAGCCCGCTCTCTTCTCGACGATTATCCATACGCGGTGATAGCCGATGACAACGAAAAGCTCCTCATCGACCCCAGGACCGGGAGACACCTCTCTGATCCCGCAACCGGCAGACTGCTCTACGACCCCGAAGGCAGAGCCCTCGGCGGAAAAACCGTGGTCGGCCGAAGAGTGGTGGGCGGAGAAGACGTCGCCGTCGTACCGGAAGAACATGACGCCATTGCAGAGGCAGCAATTGGCTCGCGCATTACGGCAGATGAGGCGAGAGCGTTTTCACGAGGAGAGTTCGGAAAGTACGTAGTGGTCCGGGGACCAAATGGCCCAGAACGTTCTATCCATATCTTAAATACGTTGCGTGGCTCGGATGCGGTAAAGGTCGGAGCCCATGAAATGGGCCACATGATCGATGATCTTGCTGGCAAGATCGTCGGTCATGATCGAGTTGGGCCGGTTCGAATGATCGACCAGGATGGGATCAAGGCCGAACTCAGGTGGCTCTACAACGACCTCAACAATCCGACTCTGCAACAGGCCCGCGCCGCCGGGCGTCCTGTCGAACAATCCGCGTCGAAAGTGTACCGGGGGTTCGGCCCGGAGCAAATGGGTTACAAGAAGGGGATCGAGGCGGACAGGGAATTGATGGCGGAAGCCATTCGCGCCTACATGGCGAACCCCAATTATATGAAGACCGTTGCGCCAAAGACGGCTGCCCGCATTCGCGCCTATGTGAATGAACACAAAGATCTGAAACACATCATTCAGTTCAACAGCGTTGTCGGTACGGCCGGCGGGGCGGCCGGAGCGGGAGCGGCTTTGGGTTCAGATAGCTCGATTTCCGAGCGCGGGCAGGCTCAGTGAGGTTGGCGAAAATCCCGGTGACAATGAACTGATTTCCGCTGCGGCTACAAATCCAGTCCGCGCGCTAATCTAATCTTTTTCAAGCCTCGCTTTCGCGGGGCTTTTTTCATGGAGCAAGCCTTATGGCCCGACCTGCAACTGCCGCCGTTCGCCTGTTGACCGGCGGGCGCGAACCCGTGCGCCTGGCGACGACCGCTAACATCACCCTTTACGGCCTGCAGACCATCGACGGCGCGCCGACGCAAGTCGGCGACCGCGTGCTGGTCAAGGACCAGGCCGACCAGACCGAAAACGGCATCTACACCGCGAGCGAAGGCCAGTGGTTCCGCGCCGCCGACGCCCGCACCGCGCGCACGATGCAGAAGGGCACGACGGTGCATGTGCAGGAGGGCACCGTCTCGGCCGATCGCGTCTATGCTTTCGAGACGCAGGATCCAGAGATCGGCGCCGACCCGATCATGCTCAGCTTCTATCTCTCGCAGGATACGCTCGGCGACGCGGTGGACGCGGCCAATGCCGCAGCCGCCAGCGCGACCGCTGCACTCACCTCCAAGAACGCCGCCGCCGCCAGCGCCACTAACGCGGCGGGTTCGGCGACTGCGGCGGCCGGCTCGGCCACGGCCGCGTCCACGTCCGCCGCCAATGCCGCGACAAGCGCCACCAATGCCGGCAATTCGGCGACGGGGGCGGCCAGCTCCGCTTCCACTGCAGCCAGTTCCGCCACGAGCGCCGGCACTTCGGCAAGCGCTGCCGCCGGCTCGGCCTCCGCCGCATCGAGTTCGGCCACCGCCGCATCCGGCTCCGCCACCAATGCCGCGACCTCGGCCACCAACGCGGCGGCGAGCGCCGTCGCTGCGGCCAATGCGGTGGCGGCACTTGGCTACACCTTTTCCACCAGCACCGCCGACGCCGACCCCGGCAACGGCACGCTGCGGCTGAACAATGCCAGCGCCGCCTCGGCCACGGCGGCCTATATCGACAACCTCGATTCCAGCGGCGCCACGGTGAGCGGCGTGCTGGATACGTTCGACGACAGCACCAACGCTATCAAGGGCCAGCTCACGCTGCGCTCTAAGGCGTCAGCCGCGATCGCCTATGTCTACAACGTCACCGGCTCGGTGGTGGACGGAGCGGGCTATCGAAAACTGACGCTGGCCTACGCAAGTGGCGCCGGCACCTTGCCCACGACCGCCGACGGCATCTGGCTGATCTTCACCCGCGCCGGCGACAAGGGCGCCGATGGGCTGGGCAGCGGCGACTTCACCGGCCCGGCCTCCTCGGTGACCGACAACATCGTGACCTTCGCCGGCACCACGGGGAAGGCCGGCAAGGACAGCGGCGTGGCTGTGGCGAGCCTGGTCGCAGGGCCGGCCTCGGCCGCAGCCGACAACATCGCCACGTTCAACGGCACGACCGGGAAAGTGGTGAAGGACAGTGGCGTGGCGGTGGGGAGCTTGGCGCCGAAAGCCAATGCTTCTTTCACAGGAACCTTCAGCCCACCGACGAACGCCATAGCACTGAACACTCTGGCTGACAGCGTCGCGATGTCGGTCCTTGGCCGTTCGGCCAATTCCAGCGGCGCACGCGCGGATATCTCCGCCGGCTCCGACGACACCTTGCTGCGTCGCGTGTCCTCTGCGCTGGGCTTCGGCCAGTTGACAGCAGGCATGGTACCGGCCGGACTGGTGACCTATGCCATGCTTGCGTCGGCAGCGATCGCTTCGAACAGCGAATTTCAGCTCGGCACGGCCAGCAAGTTGCTCACGGCTGCTGCGCTCAAATCGACTGTCGCCTACCAGGCGTTGACCTCGGGCACGAACGTCGCGTGGGACATGTCGCTTGGCAACAACGCCTCGCTGGCTGCTGGCACCAACGTAACGATCAGCAATCCAACCAACGTGAACCCGCTGTTTGGCTTCGTCCTGAAAGTTACCGCCGTCACCTCGGCGAGGACCGTGAGCCTCGGCGCAAACTTCGTCGTGGCCAGCGGCATCGAGAGTTTCCCGATCACCATTCAAACGACCGAAATCGTCTTCCTGGTCGGCTTCGTAGACACGACCAGCCGGCTCGTCATTACCGGCGTGGTTCGCACCTGAGAGGAGCATCGAAATGTCTATTCTTGTTCGCAATATCGATGGCGTTTGGCAGGAGTGGCACGGCTCCTTGATCGTCACTCAGATGGTCAGCACCTACACCGCCGTCTACGGCGACGGCCGGAAAGTGGAGACGCCGTGCGATCCTTATCCCGTCGAAATTCAGATGAACGGCGACAATCTGCGCGGCTTCTACGACCAAGGCATGTGGACGCTTGAGGAAGTTCAGGCGGTGGGCGGCAGGATTGCTGTGCCATTTGAGATACCAGAAGGAAAGCGGGCAATCGGCTCGCCGTCCTACGTGGAAACTGACGGCGTGGTCCGGCAGGTCTATCAGGTGGAGGATATCCCGCCGCCGCCGGAACCGCCGACGGCTGAAGAGAAGGTCGGCGCGATGCTGGCGGGATACGACCTTTCGGTCAGGGATCTGAAGTCTGTGCTAGGGCTGAGTATCTGATGATGCCGATCGATCTTCCTCCCCCGGCCATCACTCGCCCGGCCACCGAGCTCACCTCTATCGAAGCCGAGCGCAAAATGCGCCTAGGCATGCTGCCTGGCATAACGCCTGTAACCGGCACTCGGCACAGCGATCTCTACTTGGCCAACGTCACGGCGCTGCTTAAGTTCGATGGCACCAATGGATCCACCACCATCGTGGACAGCAGCCCCATCGCCGCAGCGTGGGGCATAACCGCGACTGCCGCCATCGATACATCACAATCGAAGTTCGGCGGGTCGAGTCTAGGTATCACGACCAGCTCAGGAGGGGCGCAGTCCTCGGCCGCCAGCGTCAACTACAACGTCTTCGGCGGAGATTTCACCGTCGAGGGCTGGGCGCAGATCAGTTCAACGGGCCTTGGTCACCGACTGGTCAGCTTCGGCAATTCCGACGCGAACCATGAGTACGTGGGCGTGGAAGGGAACGTCCTCATGTTTGGCACCACCACGTCAAGCAACTGGGCAAATCGGATCACTGGCGCCACGCTGTTCAACACCGGGGCTTTCCGACATTGGGCTTTATGCAAGAGCGGTAGCACCTTCTACCTGTTCCTGGACGGAGTCCTGCAGGGGACTAGCACCACAACTCTGTTCACTGTGACCGACCGACAGTTACTCGTGGGTCGAAAACCATCGAATGCGGCACAAAGCTCGCTTCGCGGATGGATAGATGATTTCCGTCTGACCAAAGGCGTGGCCCGCTACACGGCCAATTTCACGCCGCCCACTGCGCCGTTCCCGATGTTTTGAGAGCGCTATACCCACGACAGGTCGATGTTCATAATTTTCTCGTGCCCTATGCGCTCGCGTAGCGCCCTCGTACGATCGACTAAATCTGTAAAAATCTCTTCGTGGGTTTCGACTAGGATTTGGCCGATTGACTTGTGAATTCCAGAATCGAGGATGCTTTCGATGCATTCCACCTCGGCGCCTTCAATGTCCATTTTGAGGACTGAAACCGGCTCTCCGACATTTCGCAGAAAATCGACCAGGTCGATCACTTCGACCTCGAAGGAATTGCCATTCATATGTCCGGAGCTCCGATACAAGGATGAAGCCTCCGTCCGCCAAACCTCATCCACGTGAGGCGGCTGATGGAAAGTGGCAGTGCGAGCGCTCGATCCGACCGCCTTGGGGATGATTGTGACGCGCCCATCTCCTCGAAATCTTTCCGACAACACTCGACGCGCGTCGGGATCAGGTTCAAAGGCGATCACTCTCATCCCATAGCGAAGTGCTTGCCTTGTGACATCGCCAACGTTCGCTCCGAGATCAATGAAAAGCCCGTTCTTGGAAACGTGCTTCATCATCTGATGGAAATTGTATTCCCCCAGGCGTAGTCGCCTGGGTGGTCGCTTCCATCGCCGGTAAAGATGCCAGCGAAGCATACATTCGAAGGCACTTTCCTCAAGCATTATCAAATCTCCTAAATACAGCGCGACATACAATTTGGTTTCGCGAGAAACAAGCGCGCTTGGTCCTAGCCACAATCCGTACAAGAGGTTTCCCATGGACCGCAACTTCGCGCGTGCCCTTTCGCTCGTCCTGAAATCCGAGGGCGGTTGGTCGGATAACCCCGCCGATCCCGGCGGCGCGACCATGAAAGGCGTCACGCTGGCCAATTTCCGCCGCTACGTCAAAGCCGACGCCACCAAGGCCGACCTTCGCGCCATCAGCGACCAGCAGCTCGCCACGGTTTACCGCCGTTTCTACTGGGATGCGATCGTCGGCGCGGAGCTTCCCGACGGCATCGACTATGCCGTCTTCGACTTTGCCGTGAACAGCGGGCCGGGCAGGGCGGCGAAATATCTTCAAGGCGTGCTCGGCGTTGGCCAGGATGGCCGTATCGGTCCGGCGACGCTGGCGGCGGCAAAGGCAAAGCCCGCCGGCGTCGTCATCGATGCGCTTTGCGATGCCCGTCTCGCCTTCCTCGAAAAGCTGCCGACCTGGCCGAGCTTCGGCCGGGGCTGGAGCGCCCGCGTCGCCTCGGTGCGGCGGCAGGCGCTGCTGATGTTGGCCGCTCCGTCGGCGGCGGGGGGATCCGCGCCGGGACCTGCATCGGGCGATGACGCCATGCCAGCGGCAACGCCCGTCAGCGCCGGATCGCCTGTCGTGAATGATGCACACACCGCGCCGCCCAAACCCGCATCGCCCGCCAAGGCCGCCGGCATCTTCGCCTTGATCGCGTTGGCGCTCGGCTCGCTTACCGCCTGGGCCGCGCACCTTCCCTGCAATCTCTTCGGAGTGTTCTGCCAATGACTGCCGTCATCATCCGCATCGTCCTGCGCTATTGCGCGGGCGTGCTTGTCGCCCGCGGCCTTCTGGGCGCCGACGACGCCTCGGCGTTCTCCGCCGACCCCGACATCCAGATGGCGCTGGAGACCGGCCTCGGTCTCGCCATCGCTGCCTCGGCCGAGTGGTGGCATCTGCTCGCGCGCCGGTTCGGCTGGGAGCACTGACCATGGAAAATCTGCAAGGTCTGCTCGCCGCCTGCATTGACGCCGCCAGGCCGTATGTGATCGTGGGCGCCGTCTGCTTCATCGCCGGTCTTCTTATCGGAGCGCTGCTATGAGCGCGCTGCTGGCATGGCTTCTCACCAATCCGACAGTCCTGGCGATCGGCGCCGGCATCATCGGCGCGCTCGGTTGGGGGTTCCACCAGCGCCTTGCCGGCGCGCGGGCCGAGCGCGGCAAGCAGGCGGCAGCCGAGGTCGCGGCCCGGGATGTCGCCGACCAGGTCGACAACGATATCGGCGCCTTGCCGGCTGGCGCGGTCAGGAAGGAGCTGAAGTCATGGGCAAGGGACTGATTGTCGCCGCCATGGCCGCCGCGCTTGCCGGCTGCACGACGGCCAAAGGCGGCTTCTGCGCCGTCGCCTTGCCGATGCGCCTCTCCGACAAGGCCGTCGACGCGCTGACCGATCAGGAGGCGAGGGCGCTGCTTGCCCACAACCGCAAAGGCGAAAAACTCTGCGGCTGGAGGCCGTGATGCATGACATCTTCGATCTTCTGGGCATCAAGGGCCAGGTCGTGGCGGCGGGGCTCGCCGGCGGCGTGCTGAGGGCGCTGTCGCGCCATCGCTACAAGCTGCGCGAGATGATTGCCTCGCCCATCTGCGGCGCTTTGGCCGCCGCCTATCTGACATTGCCTGCCGTCGCCTGGGTTCGCGCAAGCGGCCTGCCGATTCCCGCCGCCGACGACACCACCACGCTCGCCGCAGCCTTCCTCATCGGAGTCTCGGCAATGTGGATCTCGGACATCGTGTTCGAGGTGGTGGTGCGAAGATTCAAACACACGCCGGATTCCTAAGCGCGGCGGAGGCGAAGCCGCGCAGGCGTTAACCGACCGATCGTCGATGCCGGATATACGACAACACTCGATCCCTGCGTCGGCATTCACCCGTTCGAGCCGCTGGAAGAATCCAGGCGCAACGCCTATCTATGGAGCAATCCAAAGGAGGTATGACATGGCTTCTTCCACCGAGCGCGCGGTCCTTGCCGGCGGCTGCTTCTGGGGCATGCAGGATCTGATCCGGCGCTTGCCCGGCGTGATCTCGACGCGAGTGGGCTACAGCGGCGGCGATGTCGCCAACGCCACCTACCGCAACCACGGCACCCACGCCGAGGCGATCGAGATCATCTTCGACCCGGCCAGGACCAATTTCCGCACGCTTCTCGAATTCTTCTTCCAGATCCACGATCCGACGACGAAGAACCGCCAGGGCAACGATATCGGCGCGAGCTATCGCTCGGCGATTTTCTACACCAGCGATGAACAGAAGCGGATCGCCGAGGACACGATAGCCGACGTCGACGCGTCCGGCCTATGGCCTGGCAAGGTCGTCACCGAGCTCGCCCCGGTCGGGCCCTTCTGGGAAGCTGAGCCCGAGCATCAGGACTATCTCGAGCGCTATCCCAACGGCTACACCTGCCATTTCGCGCGGCCGGGCTGGAAGCTTCCGGTCCGCCAACAGGCGGCCGCGTCATAA